TTGTAGAGGCTGATGGTCTTAGGGCTTCTTCGGCGACGTGACTTCTTCCGGCGCGGCATATCGTCAGTGAGAGAAAATCTCGCTTATAATTATCACTCAGGTTCTTCCGGTGGACTTCCGAATGTGCCGTCAGCGTTTCGAGAGAGTACTGTGGCGTCAATTGTGCCTAGCTGATTGGTTGCGTAGGACTGGATGAGCGACGCAAAGGCAGCTTGAATCGGATTGACCGGCTCGTAGCCACCAATCCCGCCCTCGAGGAGCTTGTCCATAGTCGCCTTGATTGCCAAAGCGAGCGTCGAATCCAATTCTTCGACTGCATGTTCTAGTTCAGACCTGATCCAGAGAGCTAGGGCACCGAGCGCAAGCAAATTTAGGCTAGTTATGGCTATGATTAGGGTCATTTCGTCTATAGGCATGGCGTGTTCCCACCATGCTCCGGTAGCAGACCGTCCTTCAATGTTGTTTTGGAGGCGATATCAATCAAACAACTAGGTAATCTTGATATCCGGTGGCTAATCTGGACTGGAACAGGTGTGATGGGGGGGCGGTGTGGCAAGGGGGCGAAGCCCCCGAAGCCACCATGACCCTCTGAGCGTTATTATTTAATAATCCTTAAGTACTACTACTTCTTCGCATCAATTGGAGGGGGGGAGAGAAGTATGCCTGTAAGTGACACCCAAGCGATTAGACCTCATGCGCGCGTGAGTGCATCCCAAGAGTCCTGCCCCCCCTCCAACGGTGATAAACAATGGTGACTAATCCTAAGACTCGTCCCAATTTGGTAGGAGATATTGACAGCGGAATCAAAATCTGCTCTGGTACGAGCGAGAGTGGTTACCCGGGGGGTTATCCTCTTGGTTATCTGAGATGGTGTCGTCGTAATGGATGGTGGGGGGATAGACGAATTCATTTGTGCGCTGGTGGTGTCCGGGACCAAGAGGCGGACCGTGTGGACATTCAGAGAACTTGTACACCAACCGATGCGAGCAGGGGGAATCGCCCCAGTGCCGACCCTCTAACGGGAGCTCACCAGACCACTGCGAATATTATTGCTGATGGCCGAGACACTAAACTCGCTGGAGAAAGTTATGATGCTGTATTCATCGACCCGCCTTACTCGAGGGCTCTTGCTCTTCAACTATATGACACGGAAGAACACTATTCCGGGGTCGATGCCTTCGTCAAGGAGGGTTATCGACTCGTCAAGCCCGGCGGTTTAATCATCACCCTCTCCTATGAAATTCCGCGTCTCTATGCAGATTTGAAAATCGTTGCGAGTTATGGTCTGTATCAGATTCCCCCCGTGCGCAATATGTCCGGCCATTTCGTATTTAGAAAGCCGGGCGAGAGAGAAGCCCAAGGTTTGGGTCATTGGGTGGTGGAATAATGCCTGGAATCTCAGCCAACCTGACCCCTCAAGCGTACGCCATCTGGGAGACCATCCCGAAGAAGGAGAAGGGGAACCCAGACCGTCCGGGTCGTTCTGTGTGGCTCTCAAAGGCCATCATAGACCATCAGGGATGGTCCGAGCGTTACAATGAGTTATCAGGTCGCCAATGGGAACTAGAAAACAAGTTGCGCTTGATGACTGCTGCTCGTGACAAGCTGCAAGAAATCGTACTAGAATTAAGTAATCCGTGATTTCTTTATATGTGGGACGAGCCAGTTTAGGTCGAAATGACCCTCAAGTGTGGGGGTATTTAGAACAGTTTTCCACTCGTGACTTTCAACCACGTCCAGACGGGAATCCAGGGGTTCGGGAGTTTCTTAACGTCGCCGACTTCGGGCAGGTCGGGCATGGCATCCTTGACCGCTTCGAGTGCCTCTTCGACGGTATCGAAGGCTCCTCCAGCTATGGCGCCTACCAAGTCGTCCGGGATAACGTCGATTACGCCAAGGCTCTCGAGGATGAGGGCGATGGCCGAGAGAGCACTGGCATCCTTGAGCAGGTCGACCGTGGGCGTTGCAATTCGGTTGAAGGTTTGGGCTGCGACCAGAGTGTCAAACATCTCGCGCTCTCGGTCCTGTAAAGAAATCCTGAATTCGATTACTTGGTCAGGTTTGCGTTTGCTCATTCGGGTGCCTCCGAAACCATATACTCAGCCCATGCATCTGCGGCCTCGTTGGCGGTCGGAAAATTCTGAGGAAGTTCTCTCAAGAATTGTCGATATTCCTTTCTTGAGCTGGTCAGAGTCAAATCCTTGAGGGCCCAGAAGTCAGTCTTACGTAATTCTTGATTTCTGTGTTCCCTGAGACTGTCCCAATCGACATCCTTCTGACCAACTAGGACGCCGTCAACATACATGTCTCGATGATACATTATAACCAACTCAAAGCCAAATGAGGAGGCTTGTATGTTGAAGCACCGCGCATATCGGCAGTATCCGCGGGGTCCGTTAGGTCTCCGGTGTTTGTGTAATCGAGAATAGCTGTGAAGGCTGTGGCAGAATCATCGGAGAGGTTTATCGCAGCATTGTAGTTCGTATCCATGCAATTCAGTTTAGGAGTTCCAGCGCCGGACGTCTCTCTGACGAAGGCATACCAATACCCGGTTCCTCTGGTCAGCGAAATAGTTGAAGAGAAGCTTGTAACGGTCTTGAACCCTGTAGTGCTCACATCGAAGTCACCATAACCAATCAACGAAGACGGGTTGCCATCGTCGGCCATGTTGTAAATTCCTACTCGGATAGTGCCGCCTGAATCCGCCTGAGTACAGTAAATCTGCATGGACGTCAATGCGCCATTACCTACTGCTGTGAACGGCCAGAACTGCGGACGATCTGTCGAGAAGTCTGGCGTGTCGGTAGCTTTGCTGTTTCGTCCATGACTGAAGCAGGCGTTTTGGAAATCGAGTCTTCCGCTCTGCCAATCTCCGTTTGGATTAGCGTCCACAAAGCCATTAGAACCCCCCCCAGCACTCAGGAGGCCTTCCCATTCACCCTTGACCGCTAGTCTAGCTAGGTTGACTAGGACCAAGCGCCTTAATTCGTCCTCGTTCAGTTCCTCTATGTTGATAGGTTGACCTATGGACTGCATTGTAGCGAATGCCATGTTCTCTAAATCAGTATTCTGGGAGAGCGTATAGACTCGAGGGGACTTCTTATCCGCGTCTGGTAGTGGCATTCAATCACCCGATGAGTCCATCCCATTCTTGCTTGACTGTGAGGCGTGCCAAATTCACCAAAACAAGTCTTCTAAGCTCATCCTCGTTAAGAGATTCGATACTAATGGGGTTCCCTACGCTCGCAATGTCAGTTTGACTCAGGCTATTCGGTGCCTCGGCACTAAGAGTCTTCGTCTTGAGTAGCTTATACACGCGAGGCGAATCCGCCGGGGCATCTGGAAGCGGCATCCTATCACCTAATTTTCTTGAGGTTCTTCGCTATTATTGCCTCAATAGCCATCATATCCTTTGTTGTCATAACTTGGGAGCCAGGACCACTACCGACATGACTGAATCCCCACTTCCAGACCCTCTGAGTTTTCGAGAGGATAGAACGGAGCATTCTTTTCGCTTGGGCATTACTCATTCGCTTAGCCATTCGTCCCACCTCATGCGTTGGTTAGGAACTGTGCCTTGTAGTTGAGAGCGATGGGGATGGAACAGCTTGAGAATTCGGGCTGCTGGACGATGGGACTGGTTGCAGCCGAAGTCCCAACGACGTTTCCGAGGGCATCAACGGTGAAGAAGCCCTGCGTCTCAATCTTGCTACCGTCTACGGAAGTTCCCATGACCTTGACTATCCGGTCTCCCTGCAATGTATCTCCGATGGAGTTTGAAGTCTGCAAATCGACTAGCTCGTTGGTCGCGCCGCCCGTGGGCGTGACGTGGAAGATTCTGGAAACGCCTCGGGCGGTATAGCATGACATTGCTGCTTCTCTATCAGCAGCGGTGTTGTTCATGTAGCGGACCTTATCGCCGGCCTTCAGTGTGTAAGCTTGGCACAGGGAGGGTGAGCCATCGGTGACAGCGCCCTTGACCGAGTAGGGGATGAGTGCTGCCACGAGTCCCTGCGAGAGAATGTAGCAGTATCCTGCTCCGTTGTCGCTCGAGACCAGAGCAGCGGTTACGGTCTTGCCGGGCGCGAAGTCGCCGACGTTCTGCGCGGAGACCGTATATACCGTATCTGTGGTCAGATCCGACTCCGTGCCCTCAGCGAGCTCGGCTTTCAGCGGAATGTTGGTTCCATCTGAGCAGACGAGGTTTCCAG